ACTTAACCAAATTTTATTAGTTATATTACGTTAATTAACTCTCTCATTTTCAATCGATTACATAAGAATTAACAGAGTATTGTAAGTAACACATATACTAATCGCTTCAAGATTTTCATATCAATCCTCCAACTCTATGTTATTTTCTGCTGCGTAGCCATCTTGTGCTTCCTCACACCAGTTTCCTTCGCAAAGACAACCTATACCAAGATTATGCTCTGGAATGATGTTCTTGTTACAATATACACAGACAGCATCGCCAAATTCATTTTGTAATTCTTCTCTTGTCATAATCAATCATTTTTATATTCTTCCCATCCATTCTCCCAAGAGCCACCTGAACGGATAGCCCAAAACTCTTGTTGAGGAAGGATAGTTCCTTCTTCATCAACTAACTCCTTTCCTTTGTATTGAACAAACTCACCTTTTGAAAATGAGTTATGTCTTATCGGCTTTCCTACGCTGATAGCGAAAGCCATTGCTTCTTGCTTTGTCATATCAATCCTCCAACTTATCAATAGGTTTCCAATGAGTGATATTGAACGCAACAGCACAAAGGAATCCATTTTTATCTGTATTCCAACCTTTGCATTTAGTTCTACTTGTCTTCAATACAATTTCAGGAGTTTCTTTATTTGTTACCAAAACGCTTTCATCGTAAGGTGGCAGTCCATCCTCAACAGATACCCAGTCTGACTTTCCTAACTCTATCAAAGCATCATGCAATAAGCTATTTACCTTTCTCAAAGGAGCATTATGCTTATCGCATCCAAATTCCAAGCTATCAATATTGTTGCGGATAACTTCTTGTATCAGTTCTTTAACTTTTATCTTATCCATAAGTACTTCTTGTTAGTTTTTATGTCTTTTTATATACATTGCCACTGCATATATAGGCTGCATAATTTCATATTCTTTTCCATCATACATTAGAAGGATACAATGATTTACATTACTCCGACATCTAGATAAACTAGCTATACGATGTGCTTTAAATGCAACACACTTTCCTTTTCTATGATATTTGCTACATAAAGGGAAAATTAGTTTTTTCTTATCCATAGTTATACATCTTTAGTTACAGCTAAATCGTAGGCATTTCTTAATTTTTCAAAGACTGCTTCTAAGAGTTCTTCATCCATCTCTAAGCCTTCCTCATACTCTTTTAAGTTGCTCAATGCATTTAAAATCAATCCACTTACTTTCATATTTTTCTTTATTATTCCTCTCCCTGTTGCCAAGGAGAGGGTGGTTTGTTACTTAGAAGGCTCAGCGTATGATACTGGCTCCCATACATCGTAAGCTGTCAGCAAAACTGGAGCGATAACAGATGGGGCGAAGATGATAGATGCTACAACATCTGGAGCATTCAACTCGTAGTTAACACCTTCTACTTTGTTTTCCTTACTAGCCCAGCCATAAGGCTTTGCTGTAATCGTAGAGCCATCTTTCTTTTTAAAAGTCTTCTCGCTAGAGCAAGAAGCGAACAAACTTGCAACGACTAAGGCTGCCAAAATAATCTTTTTCATATTACTTATATTTATTGCCCGAAGGCGGTTAAACACTATTTATGTATAAACTGACTTAAATCCACATCATCGTGAACAAGGGCGTTTACAGCCATTAAACCATTTATGAGAAGTTCCAACTGTTCTTTGTTGATAAGGAACAATTTTCTTGCTATCTTCCCACATTCGTAAGCACCAAGAAGAACTCTATCATTTTCAACTTCTATGTTTATAAAAGGGTTATTCTTTGACGTTATATCCAAACTATATTTACCCATAATACACCTCTATTTATGCCCGAAGGCTGTTAATCACCATATTTATATAATTCTTCACTACTTGAATCATACCCACAACAAGGACATACAAACCCGTCAATTATAACGGACTTTTTACACTTAGGGCATAAACCTCTGACTGTATTAAAGCTTTCTAAAGCATATTGACAAGCTTTCAAATACTCTAATTCATCTTCGTCAGCTTGATTATCAATAAGTGCCTTATACTCATCCTTATCTAAAACTACAACTTCTAATGCCATACCTACACCTCCATTTCTGAGTTAATTCCCAGACCGAAGAGAAGGTGCTGGAGTTGATGGACAAAGTTAATACTAGCAAGATTATGTCTGTCTAGACCTACGCACATCAAGAACTCACCCAAAGTTGTTATATCTTTTGTTATATACAGATAAGCTCTTTTTGTTGGTAATCTATACCAATCATAGCCATCATTCTTCCACCCATTCTTCTCTAGAATCTCAGGAGTGAGAGGAATCGGACGAATAGCATTATTACTAATAGAGTATGTTGTACTACTATCGTTTAACATGACTACCTTAAGAAATCCACCACTCAATGAAGATATTACTTTGAATATTTTATCTTTAGCAAATTGAAGTGCTGACTTCTTTACCATTACCAAATCTCCTGAAATATATTCTAACTTATCCATACGCTTAGTCTTTACCATTAATGAAATCCTCATACTCACCTATCGTGATTTCTCTGAAATCGGAGTTGCATTTCTCTGCTCGGATGCCATCATCGAAGAAGGCGAAAATGCGGTCTTTGTGACGGAGAAGCTGAGTGATGGAGATAGAACCACTTTGAGAATCCCCTATGCCCAACTCATTCAATATCTTGAAATGATTGGTAACAGCTTTATAGGAGGCAAGTACGGCGGCGACAGCTTTACCTTGCTTGTATCGCTTATTAGGCGCAATAGCTATATAGTAACCGTCCTCCAATTTTACACCGTCTATCTTCTTCCACACCTTCTTATCTAGCGTATCGTAACGCTCAGAAGGTACCCAGATAGCGGTTATCTCGTACTCTCGCAGCAAGCTGCTGTTAGGCTGATAGCCCTGATATTTTTCAAATTCGAAGCCTACGGCTTCTTCTACTCGTTTCATGTATGATTGATGCTCTTCAAATTCAGCATCGAGAATACCCTTAATGTATTCGTAAGCCTTTGTTCCTTGTTTTGCTTCGTATAACATATCTCTTTACTTTTTATCCAACATATCTTTAGCTTTATCAAATGTCTCACAACACATTTGGCAAACATCTTCAAGACTTCTTGCATCCCAATTACAATATAGTCTTCCGTAACTTTCGGTTATTACTACAACCTGTCTGTCACGGAGGATTCGCCATATCATTTTCAACTTCTGTTTCATACGCTTTACTTTTTACACTAAGTTCTTTCTAGCCCAAGCTTCTGCCTTTGGCTTAGTCTTGAACTGTTTGTTTTTTACTTCATGCCAAACTCCATAAGGAGCGGTCTTATACTCAATGAGAAAAAGACCTTTCTCAGTTGATACCTCGGTATCATGCTCATTCATAAACACCTTTTGCGCTGTCGTAGAATGGCTTTCAGCTCTAAGCTTACCGAGTGACCGCCAAACCTGCTTGCTATGGATGAACAATCCATGCAAAGGAATAGTTCTTACTTCTACTTTTGTTCCCATAACCTTTACCATTCAAAGATGATAATAACTATTTGATACCCTTGCGCCCAAATCGAAGCAGCCCACGGCATCCGGCTTTAAAAATCTCTTTTGAAGCTTCTCTAAAGCCTCTTTATACTTCTGCTCCATGTGCTTGCAATGAAGCTTTTGAGCAGTTCTAAGTTGAATGATAACACCCTTACAAGCTACCTCGTATTGTTTTTCTGACATCATTTTCTGTATCTCCTATATTTAAACGTTAAACAAAATCTTAGTTTTTTATAATCTAATTATATACCACCACAGAAGCGAAGCGAGCCGAAGGCGAGCCTTCCATTACCTCATAGGTATTAGCATACACCCTACAGATTACCCCTCCCTTGATATAAGTATAGTTATTGAGTATCATATCCTTTACATAGTCAATAGAGGATAAAAAACGTTTTTCTATGTTTCTGTATTTGCATAAAATCTCGTTTTTGACCGCAAATTTTACTAAATCAAAAGCTTTCTGTACGCTTACGCTTAACTTCTCAGCTATATACTTATATGATATACCATTCTCTCTAAACTTATCGCCGTAGCCAAAACGATTACAAACCTTCTTAGCCGCCTTCAACTCTTTTAAGCCTTTAGGGTGCTTAGACTGCTGAATCATTTGCTTAGCGTAATTCTTTCGATTCTGTACATCAATGATAAGCATAGCAGATAAGGTATCTTCTATGAACTTTACATTCTGCGCATAGGCATTCTTTTTAGAATCATTCCTTGAAATAAACTCGATATTAGGAACAAGGACGTTCCTGTGAGAGGTATGACTTTTTAGAGACTTGAAGACGAGGCAACGATTATTCTTGCCCGTGAACTCAACCAAGCCCAGAGCCTTCAAGGTATCAATACGCTTACGGACAGCACAGGCACTTACTCCCGTGATTTCGTGAAGCTTATTGATGCTCCATCTTTGCACGGCAGAAGACTTGACCCTTGTCTTAATGAAAAGGGAAAATGCAATTGCTTTCCTTAGTTCGGGATTGCAATACATATTGTTCAATATCTTTCTGCGTATCTCCATTTTACAGATGCTTTAAAAAGTCAAGAGCAGCAAAGAAATGGGGATTCTCTGTTGCTCCGTATTTAGTAGCCTTGCGGCTCACGTAAATCCAAAATCTTACACATTAGAAAGTTCCCCATAAACTCGCTAAGTGATAGTGTTCTTTCTTAAACACACCGCAAAATTAATAAAAATCTGTCAAATAACCAACTTTTCTATTAATAAATTTAAAATAATTAATAGTTTCTATTCGCTTTTTAATAGATTTTTATAACTTTGCATTATATTTTCTATTAATAACCAAATAATAAGTAATAGCGTATGATATACAATCAATATCAGCAGTACGAACTCTCCGACCGCATCATGCAAGCGGTATGTGAGGTAGGCAAGGTTACGTTCATGGAACTTTGCTCTGCGGTGAAGACCGTCAAGCTCAACACCCTTAGAGGACTATATTGTCTCATAAGCCGTGATTATTGCATTCATCCCGACCGCTCGGCTCGCCTACTCTGCCGTACCAGAGCAAACGTAATCAACCAAGCACGAAAGTATATGCAATACGTTCAGTCAAAGGATAGGTATACCTTATCTATATATAACCAAATCGTAGAACTTTTAAAAAATAACAAAGAATGAAAAGAACAGATTATGAGCTTACCTTGCCCGACCAGCTCTTCCCAACGGACAATGACCTAGAGATTCCGACACTCGATATTGATATGCAAGCAAAGGAGTGTCAGTCACCCTTCCTTTGCTTCGGCGAACAGAAGAGAACCTTCAACCTCAATGGCGAAGGCACTTTGCACTTCTATACCGATGATTACCGCTTCTCAGCTATCTACGAGCACCCTGAGAAGATATTGCAGCATCACCCTGCCGTTATCGTTGAGCCGAACTTCTCCCTATATAATGAAATGCCCGTATCTTTCGGCTTGCAGGCTATCTACAAGAAACGTTGGATTGCCCGTTGTATGCAAGGTAAGGGTATCGGTATCTTCGTTGACCTCAACGTGGCGCAGAAGTTTTATCGCCTCAATATGATTGGCGTACCTCGTGGATGGCGTGCCTTCGCTACCCGTGGATATTCGGATAGACTGAATAACCTCGCCTTTGAGTATTCCATCGCAAGCGATTGGGCAGAGGGCAAAGAGCCGCTATTTGTTATCTACGGCGGCGGTGCAGAGTGTCGGCGGTTCGCCCAGACCCATAGAGGTTGCATCTATATCAACCCCGTTGTCACTACTAAGAAACAGCTTGCCGCCTTGCAGAAGATTCACGAAGGTGTTGCCTTTATCGGAGAAGAGTTCTCTGTTAAGGCGCAGCTTGATAAGCTCACCCCTTTCTCCAAGCAGATTGAGGATTTCCGAACAGATAACGTCTCTAAACAGATTGAGGAAAAGTAAGATTGTTTATGCGAGATATGGCATTTATTTGCTGTATCTCGCTTTCTTTTGTATCTTTGCATCAGCAAAACGGAAATTGTGGAATATAGGTTCTGAAGTGTCATAACAATTAGTTAAGATTTGGTTAAATGAAAATAATAGTTAGTTATTAGTCTATAAGCAGCCGCCTGTGATAGGTAGCTGCTTTTCTTATATATAATAGGTATAATATTTTATGATAACTTCAAAGGCTACTCATTATATGGGTAGCTTTTTTATTTGTTTACACGCAACCTATTATTTTCTATTAAAACCCGAATAATCTCCGTAACTTTGCAAATAATAATTATTAAATAATAAAATTATGGCAAGAGAAAAGAGAATCTCACAGAACCCATCCATCGCAAAGGATGAGCTTCTTGTAAAGCTGGGTTTTCGTGAAATGATTGACATTACAAAGCTCCTCTATAATGAGGGGCAGATTGATGGCGTTCCAAAGAACCCTCGCTACTTAAAGGAGAGCGAGCACGACAAGCTCGTCAAGTCACTCGCCGATAGCCCAGAGTTCTTAGAGTACAAGCCTTTGATGGTTTATGGCTTGGAGGATGGTACATACGTCACCATCTGCGGTAATATGCGCCTCAGAGTGGCTAACGAGTTACGCATCGGTGGAAATACGAACTTCGATAAGCTGCCTTGTTTCGTCTTGAAGACCGATACCCCAATTCAGAAAATCAAGGAGTATGCTATCAAGGATAACGTGCAAGCAGGTAATTGGGATTGGGATGAACTTGCCAATGGTGAATGGGAAACCGATGATTTGCAGAATTGGGGCGTTGATTGCTCTTTCCTCAATACCGATGAGGATGATACCGATATTGATGAGCTATTCGAAGATGCTCAAAATACCGAAAGCAAAGCAAAAGATATTAAGCTCTCCGTCCATATTCCACAAGAGTTGGAAGATAAGGTAGATGAGATTAAGGAGATTATCAAGTCTGCCGTTTCCGAATACGAAGGTGTGGAAATAAAATAATAGAGATATGGAAGTCTATCTTGCGGGGGGGGGCTTACTGGAAATCTTAGTAAGTTTTGGAAAAGTGTTAGTATGGAATTATATATAGCAGGGACTTTAAGCAGACCCTATGTTTATAAAAAGGCTATGGAAGTTTTTTTAGCAGGTGAACACCCAGTAAAGAACGGCAAGGATGCCGATTGGGAAGGATTAAATATATTGGAAACTTACTATTATCTACAGAATAATAAAGAGTTTCCTCGATTGATAGGCAATTTTCAGAATTTCCTATTAGATAGTGGTGCTTTCACATTTATGTCGGGAGCAGGTGTAGTTAACTTCGATAAATACGTTGAAGGATATGCTGCATTCATTAAGAAGTGGAACGTAAAGAACTTCTTTGAGCTTGATATTGATTCCGTTGTAGGTATCAGAGAGGTTGAAAGACTTCGTGAAAAGCTCGAAAGATTAAGTGGACGTAAGCCTATCCCCGTTTGGCATAAGTCACGAGGGAAAGAGTATTTCGTTGAAATGTGCAAGAATTACCCTTATGTGGCTATCGGTGGTATCGTAACCAAAGAAATACCTATCAATAAATATGAGAAGTTATTTCCTTGGTTCGTGAAGACAGCACATAAATATGGCTGCAAGATACATGCTCTTGGGTATACAAATATCAGAGGATTGCATACGTATCACTTTGATTCCGTGGATTCTACAGCTTGGCTTTATGGCAATATGAGCGGTTCTATATATAAGTTCAATGCCAAGAACGGAACTATGGATAAAACCAAAGCACCTGAGGGCAAGAAACTTCGCTCAAAGTTGGTTGCTGCACATAATTTCGGCGAGTGGGTACGCTTTATGAAGTACGCTCGTGCAAGATTATAAAAGATAAATATTTAAATTTTAATTAGTTATGAAAGATTCATTAATTATTGTATCAGGAGGTATGGACTCGGTAACTCTCCTGCATGAGAAGAAAGAGAACATTGCTCTCGCTATTTCTTTTGATTATGGCTCTAACCACAATCAGAAGGAGATTCCTTTTGCTAAGTTGCATTGTGAGCGACTTGGTATCAAGCATATTGTTATTCCACTCAACTTTATTCACGACTACTTCAAATCCTCTCTCCTCGAAGGTGCAGAAGCTATCCCCGAAGGTAATTACGATGATGAGAACATGAAATCAACCGTAGTTCCTTTCCGTAACGGCATTATGCTCTCTATCGCTTGCGGTATAGCAGAGAGTAACGGATTGAAGAAGGTGCTTATTGCTAACCATTTCGGCGACCACGCTATCTATCCAGACTGCCGCAAGGGCTTTATTGATGCCATGTCAGAGGCAATGAAGAATGGTACTTACGAGGGTATCAGCATTGATGCTCCTTACACTAACATTACGAAGACAGATGTTGCTCGCCACGGCAAGAAGCTTGGCATCAACTACGCTGAAACTTGGAGCTGCTATAAAGGCGGTGAGAAGCATTGTGGTAAGTGTGGAACTTGTATGGAACGCAAGGAAGCTCTCCGTGATGCTGGTATCTCTGACCCAACTGAATACGAGGATGAGTAAGGCAAGCGGAGGTACACGAAACTATTCGGGTAACCCTAAGACGATGGCTAAGAGAGAATCAGAATTTCAAGCCATCGTCTCTACGGGCAACTATAAAGATAGCTACTTCGATAAAAGCGGCGGTTATTATGTAGTACATAACGACCATAATAAGATTGCTGACCCGAACAATAACAAGGAAATGTATGCCGCAGAAGTTCTTGCTAAGAAAGGTTATCGTGTTTATTTGATGAGTGAAAAATCTTATATCACTGGAGCAAAAAAGCCTGATGGCTTCAAAGAGCATTCTGTGATGGATATGAAAACTATCAACTCGGCGAGTTCTTATAAGATAGAAAATAGCTTGAAAAGTGCTGCAACACAAGGAGCGGAGGTTGCTATCCTTATACAGAACACTAAGGCTATGACAAAGGAATATGTCAAAGACCAAATTTCTATGTATCTCACTCATGCAAAAGGAAATGAAAGAGGTAACTTAAAAGAAGTTATTGTTGTTGGCTTATCAGGCAATGTTCATCGCCATAAGCTTTGATAAAAACAGCAAAGCAGGTACACCTCTTTGCCTTTGAAGAATAAGCGTGAAATCGAGCAGCCAGTGTACTGACCCACCCGATTTATTCTTCTCGGTCGCAAAATTAAGAATAAAAATTGAAATAACAAAATAAAAGAAAGGAAAATTATGTATTATGTTTCAAAAAGAATGGAGATTGCTGCTTGCCATAAGCTGAATCTCTCTTATGAAAGCAAATGTGCCAACCTTCATGGGCATAATTGGGTTATTACTGTCTATTGCAAGGTTAAGAAGCTGAACGAAGATGGTATGGTGATGGATTTTAAGCATATCAAGCAGAAGATTCACGGCTATCTCGACCACGGCAACCTCAACGAGCTTTTATCTTTCAACCCTACTGCTGAGAATATTGCCAAATGGATTGTTTCTCAATTCCCAGAGTGTTACAAAGCAAAGGTACAGGAGAGTGAAGGCAATATCGCCGTTTATTGTGACGATGATAAGATTGACGGAAAGGAGGCACTCTAATGGCTAAGTACAAGGTAAACGAAATCTTCTACTCTATCCAAGGTGAGGGAAGACATGCTGGTAGAGCGGCTATCTTCGTCCGCTTCTCGGGTTGTAATTTAAAGTGTCCTTTCTGTGATACTGATTTTAAGAAGTATGAGGAAATGGGGGCTATTGATATTCTGAATAAGATTCAGTTGCTCTCACCTGATTGCAAGTTCGTTGTCTTTACGGGCGGTGAGCCTACATTACAGGTGGATGAGGAGCTTACTACCCTTCTCCAAAATTGGGGCTACTATATTGCTGTGGAGACCAACGGAACGCATAAGATTCCAGGTGGTATTAACTGGGTTACTTGCTCTCCTAAGTGCTTATTCGTTAAGGGCGCAGAACCTATCATTAAGGTTGCTACCGAGGTGAAGGTTGTCTTTGATGGTGAGCACGAGATTACCGATTGTGGTATTGATGCAGATTACTACTACGTTCAACCTTGTGATACGGGCGATGCGAAGAAGAATGCTGAGATTCTGAAACAAACAGTTGCTTTCGTAGAGGCTAACCCTAAGTGGCGACTTTCTTTACAGCAGCAGAAGATTCTCAACGTGAAATAAATCATTTCGCCTATGAGCAAGAATAAAAAGAAAACCCCGACAAAGTATCGCCCTATCTGCTTTTATTGCGGTGGGAAACTTTGTTGGGATTCATCGGGTGACCGCAGCGAGGATGATGATTCCATAGTGGATTACTATCATTGTATGCGATGCGGTACTTCTTATGAGGCATGTCAGCCAAATGAGGAGGAGAAACAAGATTATAAAGAATTTTGGAAAGGTTAATAATATGGCTAAGATTACAAAAGAAACAGCAGAAAAGCATATCAAAGAACTCTTGGAGTATATCGGTGAAGACCCTAACCGCAAGGGCTTAGAGGGCACACCTGACCGCATTATCAGAATGTGGAAAGAAATATTCAGAGGTTATGACCCTTCACAGAAGCCGAAGATTACCATCTTTGATAACAATGATGACGGTATCGTCTATGATAACATGGTTATCGACCAAGGCGATTTCCATTCAAACTGCGAGCATCATTGTGTTTGGTTTTGGGGCAAGTATTGGTTCGCCTATATTCCAAACCCAAAGGGCAAGATTCTCGGTATCTCTAAGATTGGTCGTGTAGTTGATTACTGCTCCGCTCGCTTACAGATACAGGAGCGATTGGTACACGACATCGTAGATATGCTGAAAGATGCTCTCGGTAGCGAATACCCACCACTTGGTATTGCTCTCGTGATGAAGGGTCATCATTCTTGCAAAGAGTTCAGAGGCGCAAAGAAGAAGGGCATTATGACCTCTTCTTACCTTGAAGGTGCTTTCAAAGATGACCCACAAGTGAGGGCTGAGTTTATGAACCTCGTAAATGGTGATAAGTATGAAGGTTAAGTCAGTCAAAACACAAATCTTGGAGGAAGTGGGGTTTCTGCTTCCTACCAAGAAACTTCTTTCCTCTAAGGAAAAGGTTGAAATCATGGAGCAGTTCTTGATGATGCCAGCGAGCCAGATAGTGACCTTACAACAAGATGGACGTAAGTCATCTTTTGTACAGCAGATAGCAAAGCTACTCTATAACAACAATCTTGGAGAGTACTTTAATGTACTGAAAATGTGCCGAGAAATGGCAGCAGAGGAAAAAGAGAATAAAGATGCTTTTCTTAAATAAAAGCTATTGTTGGGAATAAATTAGGAATAAAAGTTATTAATATGCCATTATCAAGAGATGAAAGCAAGCGAAAGAAACAGCTTGCAAACCTTGAAAAAGGTAAGTTTAAGAAAGGTGGAGTTGGCAACCCGAAGGGCAGACCACCAAAGCCTAAGACGATGTCATTGTTCATCGAAGAAATGAAGGAGAAGGGCTATGAAGTGCCTTCCTCTCAGATTATCGCAGAGTCTTTTCTATATATCGCTACCCTGCCCCAAGCCGAATTGGAGGCGGTGTTGACAGATAAGTCACGCCCGATGATGCAACGCATTATTGCCAAGGGAATACTTGATAAGAAAGGGCTTGATGTGCTCGAAAGAGTTATTGATAGAGCCTACGGAAAGATTCAGCGTATTGACCTTACAAGCAAGGGCGAGCAGATTAAGCAAGACCCATTGCAAGTACACGTTGTTACCAATAATGAAGAGTATCAGAAGATTCTCGCTGAGATTCAGAAAGAGAAGGAAAAGAAGGATGCTGAGCCAGATAAAAATATAGGAGAATAAATATATGGAAATACAGAAGAAATGGGCTATGCCAAGTGGTGATACTTTCGGTATAAAGCCAATCAAAGAACTTTTTGATAAATATAATAAAGGTGGTGTTATTATTGACCCATTCGCAAAGGATTGCAAGCTCGGAACAATTCGCAATGACTTAAATCCGAACTGCGATACACAGTATCACCTTGACGCATTAAAGTTCCTTCAAGGGCAGAAATCTAATTCTGCTGATATGGTATTATACGACCCACCTTATAGTGTTACACAAGCATCTTTGCTATATAAGGATTTTGGTAAAGAGAAATTGGAGGTAAATGTCTCTAATGCCAAATATTGGTCTTTATGTAAGAAGGAGATTGCAAGAATATTAAAGAATGAAGGTATCTGTATTTCTTGTGGTTGGAATACACAAGGAATAGGAAAATGTAACGGAGCGGTATGTAAAGAGATTCTTATCGTAGCACATGGCGGCTCGCACAACGATACCTTAGTCACAGTTGATGAAATAAAGAAATAAGAGCAGATAAAGGATAATAGAGATATGCCGCACGTATATTTAGCAAAGAACTACATGAGGGTAAAGGCAGCGAAAGAAGCAGGGTTCACAACTTGCTCTCTTCAAGGCTCAAGTCGTAGTGCAAAGACGTATAGTGTTGTGCAGTTTCTTTGTATGCTTTGCTTCAACTATGCTGGAACGACCGTTTCCATCATTCGTGCTGGTATGCCTTCCATTAAACGAACTGTCTATCGTGATTTTAAGGATATAATGCTCAACTTTGGTTGGTGGGATGATAAGTGTATGAATAAATCGGAGTTCGTTTATACTTTCCCTAACGGCTCTTGGATTGAGTTCTTCTCCACCGATAACGAGCAGAAGGTGCGTGGTTCTAAGCGTAAGATACTTTTCGTTAATGAGGCGAATGAGCTTTCTTTCATCGAATGGCAGCAGCTACAGATGCGTACCACGGAGTTCTCTATCCTTGATTATAACCCTTCCTTCTCAGAAGACCATTGGATAAATCAGGTAAACGAGGAAAAAAGCACTTATTGGTTTATATCCACCTATAAGGATAATCCTTTCCTCGAGCCAAAGGTTATCGCTGAGATTGAGAGCCTTAAATGGAAGAATCCGAGCCTTTGGCGTATTTATGGTTTGGGATTGCGTTCTATGGTTGAGGGCTTAATTTTTAAGAATGTAGTTGTTGATGATTATATTCCTATACAAGCGCACAGACACCGATACAGAGGTATTGACTTCGGTTACTCCAATGACCCTACGGCGATTGTTGATGTGTATATCTACGGAAAGATTATCTATATAGATGAAATATGTTATCAGACAGAAATGCTTGCTTCTGATATTATCAGAGTATTGAAAGAGGATAAAAAAAATATTGAGGTAATATCAGAGAGTGCCGACCCTCGTCTGATTGATGAAATCTATAATGCTGGTATTGATATAAAACCTGTAAAGAAGTTCGCAGGTTCTATTCAAGCTGGTATTATGAAGATGCAAGAATACACAATTCATATAACAAAACGTTCTACAAATGTAAGAAGGGAATTTAACAATTATACCTACCGCCAAGACAAGGAAGGAAAGTGGCTTAATGAGCCTATAGATATGTATAATCACGCTATAGATGCATGCCGATATGTTGTCATGGAGAAGTTATTGGGCGATTATGGCAGCGGAATGCAAGCCGCCGACATTCTCGGTCTGATGGGTTAAAATCGAAATGCTTATGAAACGAATATATGATAAACAACCAAGGGAGCATCATCGCAAACGCTCCCACTATAATAGCAGAGGAGTAGCCAAATTATCCTTTGATAATGAGAAGGCAGCCGCAAGATACATAAAGAAAAAGCGGCTGCTCGGTTACTCCGCATACCTTTGTAACGAGTGCAATCATTGGCATATTGGAAGACTGCCGAAATAGGCGTTTTTCTTTTGTTTACACAGGCTTTCTCCTTTATGCTTATATAAGTTATATTATTACTAACTTTGCCCTTGTTATAACAAAAAATATTCATATATGAGAGCAATAGAACAGATAGTAGCAATACAAGATGCGAACACAGTCCGCTCGGTATTGACAGCAAGAAAGAAAGGCTTTAAGACATCACTGAGTGTGCTTGAAGAACAATGGAATCCATCAAAGCATAAAATCTTTGATGAGGATTTCCGTCCTAAGAAACGAATCAAAGTACCTACGGGTCAGTATGACCCTATTACACAGAAACCGATTTACAAGGATAAGAAGGTTGAGCCAGTAAGAATCGCTATCCCTGCTCAGAAGTCAATCGTAAATCTTACTGTGGGTTTCTTGTTTATGAATGCCGTTACCTATAAAGCTACGGCACATGGTGTTGATATAAAGAAGATGAACGATAAGCAGCAGAAGCTATATGACGGCATCATGCATTGCTATCACGATAATAAGATGAAGTACTTCGATAAGCGACTTGCCCGTACCCTCTTCAAGGAATGTGAGTGCGCCGAGTTATGGTATATGCCAACAGACGCAGAGGGAAAGCTTCGAGGCGAAATCCGAGTTCAGTTGCTTTCACCTTCAAACGGCGATAAGCTCTACCCTCATTTCAACGATTTCCATATCATGGACGGCTTCGCTCGAGAGTACTATGTATATGATGAGCTTGGAAAATCTGAGCTACATTTTGATGTATATACAGATAGATTGTGCTATCAGTACACTAATATTGATGGCGCAGGTTGGAAGCTTATTTCTGCCCTACCTCATGGCTTCACCAAAGTGCCTGTCGTTTACTATAGACAAGACCAAGCTGAGTGGGAAGATGTTCAATGGGCTATTGATAGAGTGGAGACCTGTATTTCAAATTGGGGTGATACGAATGACTACTTCGGTACACCTAAGTACTTTATCAAAGGTCGTTTGGAGGGCTTCGCTGAGAAGGGCGAGCAAGGCGCAGTTTTCCAAGGTGGCAGTGATGCAAGTATGAACGTCCTTTCTTGGGATAAATCACCTGAGAGTGTGAAGGGTGAAATTGCTTATCTCTTCAATATCATCTATTCATTTACCTCAACAGCCGACATCAGCTTTGAGAATATGAAGACCTTGGGTAGCAATACCTCGGGTGCGGCTATCCGTTTGATGTTCACCGCTCCTTATATGAAAGCGGATTTAAAGACAGAAATGTTCGGTGAAATGTTTACTCGCCGCTCGAATATCATAGCTAACGGCATCTGTAATACGGGAGTTTACGTAAAAGGTATCGACCAGAGTGTTGCTGAGCAGATTGACTTTGAGCCGGTCTTCAAGCCATATCTGCCAAAGAATGATGTTGAAATGTTGCAACTTATCACTTCATCCAATGGTGGTGCGAAATCTACCTCTAATCGCCGTGCTATCGAGCTTAACCCTCTCAATGATGACCCTGATAAGGTTGAGGAAGAAATGAAGAGTGAACAGGAAGAAGCGTTGGCGCAGCAAGCAGCCCTTTCGGGACTTGGTAGTGCCGCAAGTGGAAGTCAGTCAGTTTCCAATGAAGAAGAGGAAGAAGAATAACTATGTCAAAGAAGCTTACATCAAAACAGCAGAAAGAACAACTGAATAATCTGTTCGCCGTTTATAATAAGCGGTTGGGCAGATTATACAGCGATTATGTCAAGAAGCTCACCTCTCTTGGCTATGGAGAAGATGTGCTCGAAGATGATGTGCTTTTCAACTTTGATAACTTTCCGCAGTTAAAGGCTCGTTTGAACGACATCTTTAATGATTACTATCAGAATAGCCTTCTTTGCTATAAGAGCGGTATCACCGATGGCGTTGCGTTAGCGTATAACCACGATGAAATGGTTATAGGCGGTTATTCCGTGCTTACTGATAAAGCTATAAGGGTCGCAAGAGATACCGCCGCAGCCACGTTTATTGCAAATCGTTTGAAAACAAAGAACGGATTGAATCTCGCTTCGATTATTTGGAACTACTGCCAACAGACAAAGAGTGAGTTTGAAATGGCTATGAGTAATACCATTGCGGACGGAATCAAAAAAGGCTCATCAGCAGAGGAAGTAGGCAAGAGTATACGAAAGTATCTCAACGACCCAGATATGATGTATCGCCGTTATCATACCATCAAGGTTCAGAAGAACGGAAAGAAGAAAGATGTGGTGACTTGGCGCAGACGTAGAATCATTGACGGCAAAGTGCGCTTTATTGAAGAGCCATTGGAGAAGGTAGGCATGGGTGTTTACCGCTCGGCGAGAAAGAACGCTCTCAGAGTAGCAAGAACTGAGATAAATTCCGCATATCATAAGGCAAGAAATGAACGATGGCAGAACGAGCCATTCGTTATCGGTCAGTATATTCACGTATCTCCACAGCACAATATTGATGATATATGCAACGACCTTGAAGGTCGATATCCGAAAGATTACGTATGGATTTCTTGGCATCCTCAATGTATCTGTACCTCAGACCCTATCACCATACAAGGCGAGGAGAAGAAGGAATTTTATAAACGCTTGATGGCTGGCGAGGATATGAGCAACTACGTATCCCCTTTTGCCGTGCTTACTATGCCCGAAAAGTACAATCAATACATTAAGGATAACTCCGAAGCTATCGTGAAGGCTGGAATGAGGGGTAAATTGGCTTGGCACTTACAAGATAATACAAAGTATTGGGCGCATCTTTTAAGCCCGTCAGACCGCAAGAAATTAGGGTTAAAGGCGGTTTCTTCTAAGGGGCTTATACTTGCGAAGGCAAAGGAACGCCACGCCCTTAGAACTAAGGAGCAGATAGATAAAATACAGAGCCGATGGGATAAGCATAGACGTGACTATTACAATGGCTTGGTTCATAATCTGCTCGGTAGTAAATCTGTTACGGATATAAAGAGCCAAGACCTCTTTGAACGCTACTATGCTATCCGCTACGCAATCAAGGACAAAAAGAGTGCTTCTGAGATAGCTTCTTTGTTTGATAGATTCAAGCGAGGTTATCAGACTAAACTTGCATGGACTGACCGCAAGGTTGCGATGAATGTTATGAAGGTGGCTGCTAATTACGGAGAAACCGATGTTTCTTCCGTTCTAAGCGCATTAAAGTCTGCTAACTATACATTAGCAAGGAAAGAAGCAAAAACGCTCGCAAACGCCATTTCTGCTATTAAAAAGGATGAACTATCACTTTCCGCTCTCATCCCTGATGTCAATAAGTGGCATAAGCAGTTCACGTCACAGGAATTGCACGGAGTATATGATGCCGTAGAAGCGAAGTTGGCTCAATGGCAAAGCTTGACGCTTGAAAAGCAAGCTATCAAATTGCAATTTGAGGCAGTTGATTTCCTTGGTGGAAATATGCACGGTGTTCAACAGAAGTATGCTACATGGAAGGTATCGCAAGCGGCATATATAAAGAAACTTGGCGAGGTTAAAGATGCTATTGATTGGGCAAATGTCAGTACTAAACTTGCTGATGTTAAAACCTACAATACGCAAAGCAAGGTTTACCATAAAATGCTATACGACCTTGAAAACGCTATCAATGCAAAAGATAAGGCACTCGCACAACAACTTCTATCAGACACCGAAGCCAAGAGACAACAACTAATGAACCTCAAAGCAAAAAGAGGTATCAAAAGCAATGGTTCTATTCCGTTTGATACAGATGCTTACTCGCAAACAAGAAAGAATGCTGCTATTTGGTGTAAATCCTCAACCGAGAGTCATAAGTTATTTGATGCCGAGAGTAATGCTTTTTGGAATAATGTTATGACAAAAGAAGAGCACGTTGGTTGTAGGGCATACACGGGAGGTAGTGGACACATGAACAGACCTTTGCGAGGATATGATGGCAGTTGGGGATGGTCTCATTATAAAGGAGTTGGAAACGTACCTTTGGATAGAGAATATGGTGAAGACCATATAAAAGCTCTTTATTCCGCACTTGAAAAGAGCGTAACTAAGAAAGATATGTGGCTACAGCGAGGTAATGAAAATTGGGAAGGAGTTGAAGGCTTCTTTGGTGTAAAAAATCTATCAAAAGCAGACTTACAAAAGTTTGTTGGAAAAGAGGTTACCGACTGGAGTTTCTGCTCTTGTGGAACAGCAAAAGGCACAGGATTTAGTGGAACTATCTTTAATATATATTGTCCTAAAGGAACAAAGGCATTCTACGCTTCACCTCATTCGCAGTTTGGTTACGAGAACGAGACTATCTTACAGCTTGGAACGAGATTTAGAATAACAAAGGTTGAGGTTACGCCATACGGTAATGTTTATGTGGATATGGAGGTTATCGGATATGATAAACATCCATTATTATAAAAAAAGGGGTGATTTCTCACTCCTTTTCTTGTTTGTATTGATTTGTGTACCACTCTTTAAAGCCATCGTTTGTTTGCATCCAGTGTGTATAACGATTGAATAAGAGAGCTTTTAAGGTAATAGGAACGTCATCATCGTTCTTAAATAGACTGAGACCAGCACGCAAATAATCATCAAGCCAAGCAATAACCATTTTAAAGTTTTCACTATCTTCCTTTGGATTTTCTGACAGCTCTACCCAAACCTTTTCATACTCCCAGAACAATACATTTGTTCCTTTTGATGGCTCTGCTTCACCTTTGAAGTATCGGCAGAACTTGATTAAATCTTCCTTATTCGCCATATCTATCAATAAATTTAGTTACTACATTCTTCATATCCAAAGGGAGATAGTTCAATGCTTTTTCCTCCATTTCTTGTGGAATACCAAAGAGTGGCTGAGCGATTGAACCAACGATTGCTCCCATCGTATCGCTATCACCGCCGTATGATACAGCATTTCTGATTGCATCCTCGAAGCTACCACTATTAAGGACTATCATAAAGGCGAGTGGAACGCATTCTTGGCAAGTTTCTGCCCATTTCCCTCTTGGAATAAGATTCTTATTCCAATCCGAGCCATAATATTGTTTTGCTATCACCCTAATCAAATCTTTTTGTGTATATGCCTTTAAAGCATGTACACAATCTGCTACAGCAGTAGCACCAATCAATCCTTCAACGTGGCTATGCGAAACCTTTGCGCTCATCATTGCCTGACGAATTATATCAGAATTTTCTTTGAATGCCCAACCCACAGGACTAACTCTCATAGCTGCTCCATTTCCGAAACTATCATAAGGCTGTGGATTCGAGCTACGAACCCATTTTGCGAAGCTTGCGCCATACCCACCCATTGGGTTTAGATACTTCTGACACCAGTATTGAAGCGAGATACTATAATCTCCGATATTCGGCTTTTCATTACCATCTTTTTTAAGAATAGCATCGGCTACGGCTATTGTACAGATAGTATCATCTGTAAAATTACAACCTTTATCAAATAGTTTAAAGTTATAATCAAATGTGTTATTAAACTCATATTTAGAGCCTACAATATCACCTATAATTGCTCCTATCATAACTGTATCTCCTATTTTAATGTTAATTATTCGCAAATTTACGAAGAAATATTCAGATAACCAAATATTTTTTATTACTTTTGCATTAATTGTTGTATCGAGTGCGTATCTCCTATGTGCTCACAACGTTAAACAAAACAATTATTTACACTTAGCATCGTCCTCATTCGTATCTCCGAGGGCGGTGCTTTTTGTTTATAAGAACTCCTTTAAAGCAACGTGATAAACGTCATATATCAGGCGAGTTACGTATAATACCGCAACCTTATCAACTACGAAAGAAGGATAAGTCTTACCCTCTTCGATGATTGTGTTCAACGATAATTTCGGGTACTTGGCTGAATACAGCTTCAATGCTTTCAGAAGCTCATTCAACCTTTCTTCCCCGAATGCTTGCTTTATCTTCTCCTGATTTCTGAGAGCGAAACGAGCCATAAATTAATTACTTTCGATAATTGTGAATACGTTCTCTATCATATCGTTACCGAAAAGTGTAGCTATAACATAAGTTTCATTTTTGTTTGGTTTAACCTTATCTATTAGACATTCTTCCATTCTAAAGACTTTCTTTAGTAAGGTAGTTCTTGCTAACTTTATGCTTTCAAAGCCACC